ACGGACACCACAGAGATGCTACCGTCTCTGACGTATATGGCAATGCCCGAACGATCAACTACAGCATCTCTGTGGTGTCCGTATCGATCACTTCATCCTTTGACGCTACGGTAGCCTACAACAGCTTGATTCCTTTCCCGTATACGCCTGTAGGCTCTGTCTCGAAGACCGTGTATTTCTTTATGGACGGCGTGCAGGTCGGCACTCAGACGACCACTGTATCAGGCCGTCAGATGACCTATACTTTCCCAGCCCAGTCTCATGGTGCGCATACGATCCGGTGTTACTTCGAGGCTGAGATCAACGGCGAGATCGTCCGGTCGAATGAGTTGTTTTACAATATCATATGCGTGGTAGACGGCAACACGAATGTGATTATCACATCCCGGTTTACGGCTACCGAAGCAGACCAGTATGATTCCATCGTCCTGCCGTATATCGTCTATGATCCGTCCGGCCTTACGGCTGATGTCACGATCAGTGCCAACGGCACCCAGCTGGCCAGCCTGACGGTTGACCGTACGGAGCAGAGTTATACCTACCGTGCGGACGAGTACGGTACACTGGTGCTTGCTATCAAGTCCGGCAGTACAACGAAGTCCTTTACGATCACGGTCAACGAGTCTGAGATCGAAGCTGAAGCCGAGACTGAAGACCTTGTCCTTCACCTCTCCTCTCAGGGCAGATCGAACGCCGAGGAGAATCCAGGTACATGGACGTACAACGGCATAGCGGCCGCCTTTACCGGATTTAACTTTACTTCCGACGGCTGGCAGTCTGATCCTGACGGAATTACCGTCCTTCGAGTTGGCGGCTCAGCCCGGCTGACGATCCCTTACAGGCCGTTTGCTTCCGACTTCCGTGGAACGGGCAAGACGATCGAAGTCGAGTTTGCCACCAGAGAGGTGCGTAATTATGACGCTGTGATCTTCTCCTGTACGAGCGGCGGCAGGGGCTTAAGCATCACAGCCCAGCGTGCGGCACTCGCATCTGAGCAGTCGTCCATCAGTACCCAGTACAAAGAGGATGAGCACGTCCGGCTGGCCTTCGTCTGCGAGAAGCGGTCTGAAAATCGTCTCCTGCTGATCTACATTAACGGGATTGCTTCCGGCGTTGTCCAGTATCCTGAGGATGACGACTTCTCCCAGACGACTCCGGTCGATATCACCGTTGGTTCTTCCGACTGCGTAATCGATCTGTACCGGATCAGGGTATATGACAACGATTTGACCCGCTATCAGGTGCTTACAAACTATATTGCTGATACGCAGGTCGGATCACTCATGGCTGAGAGATACCGGCATAACGATGTGTACGATGCATACGGAAATGTGGTTATCAGTAAGCTCCCGAATGACCTGCCCTACCTGGTTCTCGAGGGCCCTGAACTGCCCCAGTACAAAGGTGATAAGAAAACGATTGACGGCTATTATGTCGATCCGGCCAGTACGTCGAAGTCCTTCACCTTCACCGGCGCACAGATTGACGTACAGGGCACATCGTCCCAGTACTATCCGAGGAAGAACTATAAGATTAAGTTCAACAACGGCTTTGTTCTGGGGACAGGCGAGACCGTATCAAAGTACGCTATGAATGCGGACGCTATCCCGGTCAAGACCTTCACGTTTAAGGCGGACGTGGCCTCCTCAGAAGGTGCGAACAATGTCGAGCTGGTACGCCTGTATGAAAGTGCATGCCCGTATAAGACTCCTGCCCAGGTGGCGAATCCGAAGGTGCGTCAGGGTATTGATGGCTTCCCGATTGTTGTGTTCTACAATGACGGAAGCAACATATTGTTTGTTGGTAAGTATAATTTCAACAATGATAAGGGCACCGAAGATGTATTCGGTTTCGAATCCGGGGATGAGTCCTGGGAGATCAAGAACAATACCGGCAGTCGTGTTATCTGGAAGTCTGCTGACTATTCAGGTACGGACTGGCTTAACGACTTTGAGGCCAGATATCCGGACACTGACCCGGCGTACGTTAATCCTGCCCGCCTGCAGGAGCTTGCCTCATGGGTAGTGAGCACTGATCCGGAGCAGGCCACAGGCAGCGCCCTGCCGTCCAGCGTGACGTACGGCGAGACCACTTACACCAGCGATACAGCGGACTACCGGCTGGCCAAATTCAAAGCAGAGGCCAGCAACTACCTGGAGATACAGTCCGCCCTGTTCTACTACCTTTTCACTGAATTGTTCCTGATGGTGGATAGCAGAGCTAAGAATGCATTCCCGTCATTTATGGGATCGGAGGTGAGTGCGTAAATATGAGTATAGAGAAAAAGCTAGTCTGGCTGCCATATGATATGGACACCGCACTTGGCATTGAGCATTAGTGCCAAGTATAAAAAACCTTTTCTGATATACGGCGGAACCCCGGTGGGACGGGCAACGCCCTGGAAGATGCGTGCGTGTATAGAGACATAAAGGAGGGCATTTTTCTGACCGAAGTATGGAAAGATATTGACGGATATAACGGCCGGTACAGAGTAAGCAACCTGGGCAGGATTTGGAGTTTCGCCCAGGATACAGTACGAGGAAAGATAAAGATCGGAAACCCAACTATGAAGGGATATCTCAGCATATGTCTGAGGAATCCCGGATGCCCTGGCCGGACTATTCCGATTCACCGCCTTGTGGCAAAAGCCTTTATCCCGAATCCGGATAATCTTCCTCAGGTAAACCACAAGGATGAGGTCAAGACCAATAACAGTGTGGACAACCTCGAATGGTGCACTAATGAGTACAACGCCCGGTACGGGACAAAGCAGCAGAGGGCAGCCGAGGCAAATCGGTGCTGTGAGACAACGTCAAAGAAGGTGTACTCAGTTGATGAAGCCGGGCATACAGAATACTATGCTTCCATTGGTGAAGCTGAGCGCCAGACAGGAAACCATCATTCCAACATTGTACGAGCGCTTAAAGGCCGCATACACACCTGCGGCGGCAGGCACTGGTTTTATTGCTAGAGCTTATACACGCATCATCACCAGCAACGACTGAGCGAAAAGGCATGACAAACGTCATGATGCAACAGTCTGAACCCGCGCCATAATCCCACTAATCCGAAACGCGGGAGGGACGGTCAGAGGTACCCAGACCCCTTTGAGAAGCACCGCCCCCGCCTGATCGAGGTCAGGTCATAGAAGTAACAGAGTGTAACAACGAAGGTGCGCTTGCCTTCGACTACAACCTCGAAGATACTGACATCATAGGCACTGACACAGAGGTCTTTAACGGCCAGCAGTCCGTAGTATGGAATAACATACGCAGGTGCTTCCCGGAAGAGCTTGCGGCGATGTATAGGGAACTGCGCTCCACTGGTGCTCTCTCCTACGCCAAGGTAGAAGCGATGTTTGAGGAGCATCAGGCCAAATGGCCGGAGGCGATTTTTAACGAGGACTCATGGTTTAAGTACATCGACCCGCTGGTCAAAGGCACGCCAAACGCTCAGGGCGAGATCGTCAAGACAGGTGCCTACCTGTCCATGATGCAGGGGTCAAAGGCCGAACAGCGGAAATGGTGGCTCTATAACCGCTTCCGGTATATCGATTCCAAATACAACGCCGGAGACGCCCTCTCCGACCTTATTCAGGTACGTGGCTACGCTGTGGCCAACGTCACGGTCACGCCGTATGCGGATATTTACCCGTCCGTTAAATACGGTTCATACCTCGTGCAGGAACGTGGTCACAGGGGCACCGCCACCACGCTGGTCTGTCCGCTGGACAACGTAAACGATACAGAAATTTACATCTATTCAGCATCGCAGCTGGCCAGCGTCGGCGACCTGTCCGGCTTGCTTGTCGGCTTTGCGGATTTCTCCATGGCTACCCGTCTTCAGTCCCTGAAGATCGGTGACGCATCCACCAGCTACAGCAACACCAACCTGAAGGAACTGCACCTTGGAAGCAACGTTCTGCTGGCCACCATTGACGTGCGCAACTGCCCGGCACTCGGTACGGGCGACCAGAAGACCGTCGACCTGTCCGGCTGTACCGGCCTTGAGCATGTGTACTTTGACGGCACAGCGGTGGCCGGCGTGACGCTACCGAACGGCGGTATCCTTAAGACGATCCACCTGCCGGGGACGATTACGAATCTCACGATCAGGAATCAGACGCTGATCACGGACCTGACGATTCCTTCCTACGCCAATATCTCCACCCTGCGACTGGAGAACGTACCCACGCTGGATACAAGGACAATCCTTGAATCCGTCTCAGCGTCAACCCGTGTGAGGCTGACAGGCTTCTACTGGGAAGCTGAGGATGCGGATGATATCGAGTCCATTCTCGATCTGCTTGATACGATGAGGGGTCTTGACGAGGCCGGCGGCAATGTGGACACGGCGCAGGTGGCCGGTACGATCCACACCGCCGCCCTGACGGGTGCACAGATTGCGGCATTCAATGCCCGGTACCCCTATCTTACGATCACCGCCGACCACACGACCGCCGTACTGACCTACTACAACTATGACGGCACAGCGGTGCTGTACACGGAGACGGTCAACGATGGCGGCAACGGTACGTATACCGGTACTCCGGCAAGGACAGCCACAGCCCAGTACACATATACGTTTGCCGGATGGAGCCGCACGCCGAACGGCGAAGCCAGTGCTACAGCAACGCAGGCCGTATCTGCCGACAGGCCGGTCTACGCCGCTTACACCGCCACACTCAGGACATACACGGTCATCTGGAAGAACGCTGGAAATACCACATTGGAGACTGACCTTAATGTACCATGGGGTACTGTACCGCACTACGATGGTTCTACCCCCACCTATGACGGCCAGACCAGCACCGGATGGCTCCCTGATCCGACAGTCGCCATCACCGGGGATACCACATACACAGCACAGTATAAGCCGGTGTACACTGTGACCTTTAAGAACGACACCGGAAGCACGACACTCGACACACAGAGAGTCGTTGAAGGCGGCACAGCCACATACGGCGGCACAACGCCCACCAGCTCTGAAGATGCATCGCTGGCATTTTTAGGATGGGCGACAGCGGCAAATAGCCATACTGCCAATGCGGTATTGACGAATATTCAGGCAAGCATGACCGTCTATGCGGCGTTTGAATCTGCTATCGATGTATCAGAGATCACGGATACATGGGATCAAATTATCGCAAGCATCGATGCAGGCACATACTCGACTAAGTATAAACTGGGACAGTATAAACCGCTTGATCTGGGCGATGAAGGTATCATCAACATGCAGATTGTCGGTATGGACGTTGATGAACTGTCAGATGGTACAGGGTATGCACCGTTGACGTTTATTGGAATGGAACTGCTGAATACACTGTCTAAAATGGCTAACACAGGTGCAGAAAACATTTTATGGTCAGGTAGTGTATTACGTTCTTACCTGACGAACACCATAAAACCGCTCATAAAAACGAGTGCACCAAACATTTTTACTAGGTTATGTAGTGTAAAGAAATACTCTTATAACCGCAGTACGTCAAGCGCTGTTTCAACAACCGAGGATGTGTGGGTTCCGAGCAAGCGAGAAGTAGGCGGTACGGGTACTTATACAGAGAACGCAGGGCCTGTGTATACTATTTTCGAAGATAACGAGTCTCGCAAAAGGCTCAGAAACAGTACAGGCGCATATTTACAATGGTGGCTCCGATCACATGCTGCAAGTAAAAAATGTGCCGAGGTGTCGTATTTGGGGGTAATTACAGCGAGAACCACAAGTGAAAATGGCGGTATCTGTCTTGGCTTCTGTCTTGGCGCTGAGCGGGAAACTATAACCGACTCTTGGTCTACTATTCTCGCCAACCAGAATTATGCTACAGATTATTCTATCGGCGATACAAAGATGCTTAACCTTGGCACAGAGGGCAAGCACCTGATGGAGATCGTAGCGTTTGATGAAGATGACAAGGCAGACGGGACAGGCAAGGCGGGGATAACGTGGATTAGTAAAAATTTGTTAAATTCTATACACGGAATGAACAGTACCCGGACAACCTCTGGTGGTTGGGAAGTCAGTGAAATGAGAAGCTATTTAAAGACCACCATTAAACCGCTTATCCCGGAAACTGTCAGGAATGGCATTGTGGAAGTAAGCAAGGTATCATCTATTTATAGCAATGGTAAAAGAGTTGTCAATGGCCAGACAACCACAGATGACGTATGGATTCCGAGTAGTCATGAGATTTTCAATACATCTAATATATCTGGGATTGAGACTGTCGGAGCGGTTTATAGTCAATGGTTTACAAGCGCAGACAAACGAATCAAGAAAAGCGTTAATACCACGACTTCGAGATCGTGGTGGTTACGATCAGTGAATAGTAGTGAATATTTCTTGGCTGTGAACAGTTCGGGAGCCAGTGATTACAAGTATGCGTCTACCGTCATTGGTATCGCCCTAGGTTTCTGCACCAACTAACCACACACGCATCCCCCATCCCCGCCCATCCATCACTCCGGGGCGGGGATGTATGGGGACGGCGGGATATTGATTTTTAACTATGAGAGGAGAGCTGGATTACATGAAGCTTGTACAGCTTAAAGAGATGCGTATCATAGGCGCCTGCAATCACCTTGCATCGCTTGCTGTCAATCCGCGGCGCGTTGTATACGTGCGCTGGGCTGACAGCATGACGGTAGACGGCGCGTATACTGAGACGGCAACAGTCTGCATGGATGACGGCACGGTCTTCCGCGTAAAAGGGTCCGTGCGTGACCTGACAGACCGCATCAACGCCGCGCCGGAAGGCGGCAGTCATGCAGACGCCTGACCGGGCACGGTGATATGGGGACTGCGTAACGGAATTTAATTTTTTAGGAGGAGAGCTATATATGGATAACAAAGCACTTGAGATTGTACGTAGCTATATTACTGAGCATCTGGACAAATCAGACCTGACTCCGGATTTTGAGGTGTTTGTCGTCTGGAAGTGCAAGGCGCTTCAGAACTGGAAATACCTGCTTTCCAGCACGCTGTTTGACGGTATGTATTATGAGCTGACCTATAACGGCGACAAGCAGGAATGGTATCTGGATGCGTACAAAAAATTTGAAAACAGAGTGATTGCCGGATAATCAATACAGTCAGGAGAGCCATCTATGAGCACAGCAAAAATTATCTGGGACTATCTTACCGGTCACGGCCTGACCGCCGCAGGTACAGCCGGACTTATGGGTAACCTCTATTACGAGTCCGGCCTGAAGCCTGACCGGGTAGAGCTCCTCTGCCTGAAGCGTCTGGCCGAAGCCGGATACACCTATACGGACGAGTCCTACACCAAGGCCGTGGATATCTGCACGATCGACCGGGACAGCTTCCTTCACCCTCTGCCGGGCAAGGTTTACGGCTATGGGCTGGCGCAATGGACGACACCCGGCCGGAAGGCGGGGCTGTATGACCTCTGTAAGTCGAGAGGCGTAAGCATAGGAGACCTTGACACCCAGCTGGAGTATCTGGTCTCTGAGCTTAAGCAGTCCTTCCCGGCCGTCTGGGATCTCCTTGCAGTCACGGAGACGGTCAGGATAGCCTCTGACACGGTCCTGCTATGCTACGAGATGCCGGCGGACACGTCTGAGGCCGTCCGGCGGCAGAGGGCTGATAAAGCTTATTCCTACTATTATCAATACACGGAAGGGGATGATACACCGATGGCAAAAGGCGTAACCGCTGAAGAGATTGTCAATATCATGCGGTCATGGCTCGGATATTCAGAGTCCAACGGCCGTCACAAGCAGATCATCGATATCTATAACAGCCATTCACCGCTGGCAAGGGGCTACCGCATGACCTACACTGACAGCTGGTGTGATGCGACTGTATCCGCCGCCTTCATCAAGGCGGGGGCAGTCGATATCATCGGAGGCACGGAGTGCGGGGTGCAGGAGCATATCAACCTGTTTAAAAAGGCCGGCATCTGGGTAGAGGATGGCACAGTCCTGCCAAAACCCGGCTATATCGTCTGTTATAACTGGGATACTGCCAGCCAGCCCAACAACGGCTATGCAGACCATATCGGCATCGTTGAGCAGGTCACATCGTCCAACGTGATCGTGATCGAGGGCAACATGGGGCACGCTGTCGGTCGGCGCAGTATGCCGGTAGGCTGGGGCTATATCCGGGGCTATGCCGTACCTAAGTACATGACAGCGGCCGTCTCTGTCAGTGCAGGCAATACGCAGACCCAGGCACAGACCACAGCTGCTACAGCTGCCGCCTCGCAGGCCGGGCTTTCCGGTGACATCACGGTCAAGCTTAAGTGGTTCCTGAAGGGCGCGTCTGATCCCCAGATCAAGGCTATCCAGATGCTTCTGAGCGACCGGGGGTATAAGGGCAGGGACGGCAAGGCACTTATTGTGGACGGCGTGCTGGGAGATAATACCGCCTACGCGATTGAGCGCTTTCAGCGTGACAAGGGCTTCCCGTCTTCCACCAACTGGGGAACGGTGGCCGGGAAGACGTGGAAAGCACTGATTGAGGGGTAAGACGTGGATAGGATGTAACTAAAAAAGTACATTCGTAAGGTATCAATCGGGAGACTGATTAGTCACTTACGGATGTACTTTTTTGCGTACAGACAGCCATATTGGTAAAAATGACGGTAGTCACAAGGTAGTCACAACGCCTCTGGAGCCCTGATTCTATGCGGGTTTACCGGGTGTGTATTATATCTCGTTCAAAACGTCTAATATATCTTGAGATTATCAAAATATATTAAATATCCTTTATTTATGCGGATTCTCATAATATCCCCTGTCGACAATCCGATAAATACGGGTGCGCCGGTAGTCACAAAAAGTCACAAGTCTATGTCAAAATAAACTTGTCCGGCGAAGGGATTTTCTCGATTTCTGCTCTCAGGTCTTCCAGCGTCCGGTGACCATACACTCCGTTTGTAATGTCTCCCCCAAACGAGTGCCCCATCATCCTTTTTCTGTCCGCTTCCGACACTCCGAATTTTTCACAGAGGGCGGAAAACGTATGCCTGGTATCATGCGGCGTGTGGTCAGCTGCGCCCACCGGCCGGGACGCCTTGCGCATCGCCCGTGTAAGCGCCATGTTGTTGCTGTAAGGCATGAGCGGGTTGCCACGCTCCTGCCTTGCAAGGATAAGTGGCCTGATGCATGAGTGTATCGGCACAAGCCTATTCTTGCTTGCCGCTGTCTTTACACCGCCCCGGAAGTACCATTCTTTCGTGTTGACCTCCATGTCTGCATATGCTGAGTAGCGAAAACCGCTGTAGATCATGATAATCATCAGCTCCGCCACTGGGTCGGTGTTGCGGATGGACCATATCTTTACGATGTCTTCCAGCGTAAACGCCTCACCATGTTTTGTCGCCCCTCTGTCAGGCACTACCACATACCGGGCGATATCCTCGCTTACCAGCTTACGCGGCACGGCGAACTTGTACATCTGGTTAAGCAGGCCCTTGTCCCTTGCAATTGTACAGCTCCTGCAGTTTAAGGAATTTACCGCCGCCTGAAGCTCGTCCAGCGTGATGGTGCGCATCACCCGCTTATGCAGGCCGATAAAGTGGGTAAAAGCGGCCTCTGCATTTATCCGGGCACTGTCTGAGAGCTTACGCACCGCGTTAGCCCCGTACTTCCATTCATACCACATATGATAGACATCCTCGAAGGTGGCGCGGCTCTCCCCCGGCGCGATATGCGGCTGGACGGCAAGTGACTGGTTTCTCAGAACACTTTCACAGAAGGCGTCCAGATCAGCGGACGACTGATCCGCGGCCTGCTGAAGCTCATACTCCATGCCGGGTTTGTATGTGCCTGCGTTATAGGCGGTCAGTACAGCCACCCCAGCATACCATGACTGTACATAGCACAAGGCCGGGGGCCTTACCCTATGCCCCTCAGCGTCTGCACGGCTGGGCGGATGGACGGCGTAGCAGTTGCGCCGCCCCTCGCCAAGATACCGGATACTGCCGTAGCCGTTCGGCAGGTTCGGATGTTTCCTCTTTTTCTTCCTGTTAGTAGCCAACTGTAAGTTACTCCTTCCTATAAAAACAGCTGGCTGTCTGTACAGCCCCCATGATAGCACATTGAGGGTACAGACAGCCAGCGGTAATTATGTCAGCGTTCAGGGATCAGGCGAGAACTTTGATGCCATAATCATTCCCTCTATCCGCTCTTTCGTCTCCGGATCATCGACCAGTTCCCTAAACGGGGCGTGGGGCGGAAGCTCAGCCCAGCAGAGTACTTCGTACCTGTCAGGTCCGTCCTCACTGTCCAGCTTCCAGCCATAACCGTCATCATAGTATTCCCCGGTAAATCATGCGTGGACATACTGGACAGCTCCCCGGCAGGCGATGCCATCAAGCTGGATAAGCACTGTCTGCCCTTCAGGCGGCATGTCTGAGACCGGATGGAAGTGGAGCGTAAAATCCTCAGGCAGGGTCATGACCGCCACCCCCTCTTTCTGGGTGCAGGCTCACGCCGTGAGTTGACCTTGTGGCCTGCCTGTTTGAGGACATCCCCGAAAATGTCAAGGAAGCTGTCGTCTTCATCATCGTCTTCGTCGTCTTCATCATCGTCATCATACGGGCTGTCCTCATCGTCATCATCCTGGACATAGCTCAGGAACTCGTCGAGGAGGTTACGAAGCGTCTTGATGATGTCGAGCGTGGATTCCTCCACCTCTCCTACATCGTCGGTCAGATAATCGAGGTAGCTTGTCACCACCATGACGGCGTCGTTAAATTCATCCCGCTTGTCTTCTGCGGCCTGTACCTTTGCCGACAGTTCGAATTCTTCCGGATATTCGGCCTTGAACATTTCCAGCAGGCGGATCATGCCTCTGACCGCCCCAGCAAGATTTGCGGACGGCCTCCACGTCTCGCTGTCAGCCGTCCTGTGCAGGGTCTGCGAGAGCCCAAGCAGGCTGCTCAGCAGCTCCCTTGACAGTTCAGTATCACTGCTCTTCATCCTTCTTTTCTCCTCCGTTCTTACCTGCCTGATGCTCTTTGATAAAGGCGTCTACGCACGCCTGCGCCTCTGCCATCGTCCGGTATACGTGCTCATCTGGGTCAAGCGGATCAGCCCACGGCGCATCACAGCAGTCCTTCCAGTTGGCAATTTCGATCATCCCCAGTGCGCTTACGTCAGATACGTATTCTTCGTGTACGTGAGATTCCTCAGGAAACAGATCGTCCAGGCACGCTATATAGACCTTGTCCTTGATGCGGTAACGGTTCGCGTTTACGCCTCCGGTCATGATCTCATTGAGGTAAGGTAGGCGTTCCTTAAAGTACACGATGAGGTCGTTCCATTCATCGAGCTTGTGGCCGGTGCGCTGGTTGATGATCGTAACGGCGGTCTCGTAGTTCATTGTGATCGTGCGCTTCTGGTTGTAGGACGCCGGCAGAAGCTGAATCATCTGCCACCAATACTTTTTATCCTTTGTTTTTAAATATTCTTCTCTTGCTTTATTAAGAATAAAAATGGTCTTTTCGAACTGTCGCAGTACACTATCTTCCACATTTGTGCCATCTGTATAACCTAAATGCTCATGACTAAAATCATCCAGGGTAAATTCCTTCTCTTGGATCTTGTGCATAGTACTGCACGAGTTAGTGGTGACACTGATGCGATACTGATCCGCTTGCGCCCACCAGTACCTCGGTGCTGTGATATCCATACTCACGAAGATCTGGCGGAGGTACTTCCTGTGCTCCGGGCCAGCCTTATACAATCTCTGCATCAGGTCAAGATCGGCGGGGCCGATGATGTACGAGGGCGAAGTCATGCATGCCTCTAACACCACAGGCGCAAACGGGCACGCATCACAGTCTGTGTCTGCGCATTTCCCGCTGTCACTCTTACACCAGCTGCTCATCGGGTTTCTCATGCCCCGTACGGCATGCTCAAATCCCCACGCTTTCATATGTTCTACTTTAATCATAAATCAGTTCCCCATACTCCTCATTCGTCAGCGCCGCGATAAAGTCCAGCTCGAAGTCGTCCAGTTCCTTTGCCGTCAGCTCGTGGTTGTAAAACAATAAATCATGATAGTCGTGATCCGGATCATCAGAGATGAGCATCAGCCCATTCATTGGCTGGCATCCGATAGAAAAGCCCCTGAGGCGCATTCCGTATTTGTACACCATAGGCTCACTCTTCCTTCGCTACGTCCAGCGTCACTCTGATCTGGTCACCTTCTGACCAGCCCATGTCGGCCAGCGTCGTCTTCGGCACATAGATAGTATTGACCTTCCCCTCTCCGGGTTCGGCCACTTCCATAAATCTGACCGTCCGCGCGGTCTCCCTTTCCACCGTAAACACTGCCTCAACCATTCGATTCGTCCTCCTGCCCTTTCAGTCTTCCTAATGTCCGCTCAATTACGATCTTTATCGCCAGGTCGAGTAAAACCAGGGCTTCAATGACCTTGGAGTCGCCGCCCGCGTCTTTATATTCAAACACCTCTGATGCCATGTCCTGTAATTTATCACGGTACTGGGATACTTTTGCTTCTTCCATTTTTATTCTCCTGCCTTTCCTGTTTCTGCCTTTCCTGTTTCTGCCAGTGCGGCCCTTACGGCCGCCTCAAGCGTGCGCAAGGCCGCAACGATAGCATGATCGTGGTCCGCGTCTTTGTACTTAAGCACTTTAGCCGCTGTATTGCACAGCTCGTTATGGTACTGAAACTGCCTTACCTCATCCATTCCACGCTCTCCTCTTCTCTCCTTTTCGTCCCGCTTTGCCTTCCGGTAAGCCGCCCTGCAGTCGGGACAGTTACGGTACGGCCCGGCCGGGAGCACCCGGCCGCAGCTGGCGCACAGCCCCGCAGTTATGCGCTTTGCCCGTTCCTTCTGCCGGGAAAGATTATATTTTTCCCGGCAGTCCTTACAGCGTAAGCGGCCGGACTCCGGCCTGGCCCTGCCGCAGCATATACAGACGCCCTTTTCGATGCACCGGGCTTTCCTCTTGCCGTATGTGTCCACCCTGATCATACGCGCCACGGCTCTCTTACAGCCTCAAACAGCCACTCAATTTTCCAGTAATTGATGGTCTTGTCCCATATGACCCGCCCGTACTTAATCAGCGGGAGTATATCGCGGTTGTATGATTCGATGCAGTACTCGTTCACGAAGACAAAGTTTGTAAGGCCGGGCAGAGGCGCGGGTTTGTTGTCCGGATCGCGGTACGTTCCCCAGGACAGCCGCAGTCCGGGCAGGTCGTCCGGGGCTTCGACTTCCATGATCCGGTCAAAGGTAACCACGCCTGATATGTAATGCAGGCGTTCCTCCGGTGTGTCGGCCTGCGGGCCGGCCGGGAAGAAACAGAAGCCCTTTGACGTGGAGCGGCGGCCCGCCCTGCGCCAGTCAGTGTTGTTGGTGAGCGTCCTGCCGATTAGATAATCGCACATCTCACGCGCACCCATAAATCTGATCAATCTCATTTGGCTCTCCTCCTGATATGGCCTGCCCTCTTATCTTTCCGGCTTTTCCGGCCAGCTGCTCATGGGTCTTGCCAGTCTCGCGTCCGCCACGTCCGTGCAGTAGGAGATACCGGCAATCTCGCCGAAGACTTCCTTCGCGATATCCTGATACAGCGTGGAGCGCAGGCCATTGACGTCGCTGAGGTCGTCGTTGTAATACTGCACGACCTTGTTGGCGAAGACGATATAATTGAAGTCCGGCACTCCGGGGATGTCCTTTGACGATCTGGCATAGCTGAAAGCAGGATTGCCCGCGAAGGCCGTCTGGAAGAGGTTGGCCGGATCAGAGTACTCAGCGTTAGCCGGGATCACGGTTATCTTGAGGACAATGTTCCCGAACCGCTTTTCCGTCGGCAGGAGCTGTCTGATTGCTTCCGCCTTTTCCGGATTCTCCACACGGAGCCTTACCTCATATCCGGCGTCAGCCAGCTCCACGCTGACCTCAGAATCATCCCCGAAAAGCGCGTTGAGCTCTGCATAGTATTCTCCCCACGGTGTGATAAGATTAAGCTTGGCCATAATTATCAGTCCTTTCTGCGGTCAGTGCCGCTTGCCTTTTTGCTCCGCCTGCCGTCTGGCAAGCTCTGCGTCTATAACTTCCCGGTCATATCGGACGCACCGGGCGGTGATCTTAACCTCCGCCCCGCATCCCGATGCAAACCGTTTGGCAGTGATCGGGCTGACGGACAGATACCTTGCCAGCTCGTCCACCGACATCCATTTCGTATTGAGGTTTTTAGCGTCCTCATCGTCATGCCTTTTCATTCTTTGCCTTCTCCGCTTTTGCCCAGAGGTTTCC